ACAAATTGATTTGAGTCAATAACTTGTGGAGTGTTATTGGTTGAGTCACAAACCACTTTGAAGTCTGTAATACCACGGCGACCCTGAATGTCACGTAAGAATGGAGCTACCAAACTAATAAATTGAGCACGTGTGAATTCATCATTCAATTCGAACAATGAATATTGTGCTGCCTTAGCGATAGACTTTTCTAATGTGATAAACAATCGGCGAACATTGATTCGGTCGAATGCTGATGGTTTAGATTGTAGTGTCTTATCGCCAAACAACACGGTACCTTGACCTGGGAATGTAACAACAGGGTTAACGCCTGCTGAATACAATGCGTCACGGTATGTTTTGGTTGGGTTCCAAGCCAATTTAATGCTATTCTTAATAGCACCACGATTGAAGCCAGCAGGTGAGAACCATGGATCTTTGATAGAGTCTGTGTAAACACATAGGCCAGCAATATCACCGTTTAGTGGAATCCAACGATACACATTGTTGTACTTGTCGTATTGATATTTCCAACCAGAATCAGCAACCACATAAGAAGAACTTCTGTTCAAAGAAGATAACCATGAAGTGATGTTGGTAGATTCTGAACCTGATTGATTAACAACATCTGCAAGACGTGGAGAAATAAATGTTACACAATCAGCTCTTGATATTGACAAATTATCAATAACATATTGTTGCGTAGTAACACCAGCATCACCGGTTAATACCAAAGCAATATCAATAGTTTCTTTATTTGCGAATGAATCATAAGCAGTGTTTAAATTACCAGTAGTTGGTACTGAATCTACACCACCAGCCAAAGTAATAGAATAATTACCATTTGGATATGTTGATGTATCAATTCTAACAAATGCTGTTGATGAAGCTAAACCCCATGTAGCAGAAGTATTTGCATAATCAACAGGATCCATTGCATAGATATACTTTGAATTGTTGAAAATAACTTGTTTGTAATAGGTACTAGAACCATTTAATGTACCATCAGATGCTTTAGAAATGAATGGGTACGTTTCTAATACTGTACCTGGTGTACCAGTAATTAAACCGCCAGCATCTACAACAATAACATGCATTTCATCATTTGAACCACCGGCAGTTGTTGCCTGTGATGAAGTTCCTGGAACAGTTGTGAAATATGATTTGTATGACCAAGCATTGAACAATGTATTGTTTGCTGAATCAAAAACTTCAACTTTAATCGAATTGCCTAAAGCACCAGCATAACGTGCTGCAAATGGACCATAAAGATTTGAAGAATTGACATTTAAATATGCCGCCTCATACGTATCTTCATTGGTAATTTGAATATTTGCTTGTGATGTATTCGCATCAGCATTTACTGTACCAGTAGCTATAGAACGAACAACTTGTAAATTATTTCCGTAAGCTAAGAAATTAGCGGCAGTAAAGAATGAAGTTGCTGTGTTTGAGTTTGGTTTACCAAATGTCTGTGTTAAAGTGATTTCACTATCGATTAATTTAATTTTGTTTGCTGGACCCCATTGGAATCTTCCAGCAAAAGCACCAGAAGTTGTAAGTGTAGAAGGTACGACTGTTGTTAAGTCTACTTCTGATACATTTACACCTGGAGAGATTTGAAATGCCATTTTATTCTCCTTGAATTATTATAATTTGTCTTGGCAGTTATACCATATTGGATATTTATGAATCGCCGGATTTACATTCTTTCTATCATCTTCTTTGTGAACGAAGCATAGGTATCACCACCATTAGCATTCTCCCACAAATCACCGCCCCAAACTTCAAAATCATGTTCTAAACCATCTTCAATGATAGGTGCCGGTAACACATCATCATCAATTTGGTTCATATTTTCTAATTGAATCTGTTTACGAATGTCGTGGTTGACGATTTCTTTAAAATATTGTTGAGTAGTTAACCATGAAAACATGACCAGAGGCATAACAGTATCATCATTGGCACCTTCTTCGGCCTTAAAAGTATTCTTTTGTTGAACAAAAGTGGTCAATTCTGAGTAAGTATCAAAGTCATTAATCACCAACTTGTCACCTTCAATCAAGGTTTTAAGGTTAGAACAACCAATTGCCTTGACCTGAACTGACATTTTTAAACCCATCTGAATACCACGGGCAAATCCGGCAGACAGTTGTTGTGGTTTCTTATTACCTGTAAATATCTTCCACAAGTTTTCATATTCAAAATCTTGATGTAACGAGTCTGCCACCTGTGGGTTATTATTAATCTCTACCAATACATAAGCATCGTTATAGTATCTGGCTGTATTATATATGACTGTTGGAAACAATATAGGTGTGATTGATGAACTCTTATAGGTTGCAACTTGTCTATAAGGAGTCTGAGATATATCAATCACCGAGAACGCAGAACTGTCTAGATTCTTACCTTCTGATACGTCTACACAGATACAATATAGATGGTCTGATTTGGCCTCATCAACACCTTCTTTGACCGGATGTTCATAAATTTTCAGTAGGTCATGGTTGGCAATAGGGTCTTTGTATGCTATCTGTTGTAATTTATAACCAGAAATCAATGTATTGGTTGAACCCAAGAATTCAGTTTCAAACTCTTGTTGGAACTGACGCAATGAAGTGTTACGAATTGTTTCTTCTTTCCATTTCTCATCACGACCTGGTACCATAGACCAGTGAATCTCAAAGTTGGTATAGTTATTCTTCTTGTTCAAAGAATCCATCCATAACTTGTAGAATAGGTTCATACCGTTCGGTGTAGATACAATAATAATCTTGGTTTTTTTACCTGATGAAATTACAGGGTAAACAGAGTTAAAGAATTCCTCAGCAATATTATTAGGAACGAAAGCAAATTCGTCTAAGAATACAATGTTAAATGAACCACCTCGAATGGCAGATGATGATGTAGAGGCAGCAATAATCTTAGAACCATTTTCCAGTTCTACATTACCTTTGTTCCATGTAAGAACACCTTGTTGTAACCAGATAGGTAGATTTTCATATGCCAATTGATACTTGGCCAAAATATCTCTGGCTAACGAACCTTTGTTGGCCAATACAGCACAGTTTTGTGTTTCAGTAAAGATGGTTGCCCATAACATATAGGCAACTGTTGTGGTTGTTTTACCGACCTGCCGAGGACATTTAGTGATAACAAATCTGTCTTTGGCAAACAGACGAAGCATTTCTTCCTGAAACTTCCACATCTTGAAGTTAATCAGGCCTTCATCAACGTTCACAATCTTAACATAATTTTTGGCAAAATAAACTGGATCTTTTGAACACTTGATGTATTCATCAACTTGTTCTTGTGTATACTCTACCTTGACACCTGCCTTTTTAAGTAAAGGGTTGTCACGGTATGCTTCACCGAATCTTAAATCACCGGTCATTCTTTGCCTTTGAGAAACTTACTTAGTTCGGCTGTTGAACCTACAAACAGAGCATTGTTAATTTTGGTATCAGCTTCTCTTTTCTTACCATCCATCTCACGCATTTCTTTTTGTGTTTTGAGTAGTCGGTCATTTGCTTCAACCACATTCTTTAGTAATGTAGCATATACTTCAAATGCCCGTGGGTGTTGACCTGCGCTAGCAATCTGACGTAATTCTTCCATTGCATCTTTGCCGTTGTCAATTAAGTCTTGTAGATTGCTTTTGGATTGTTCGTAAGCATCAACCAAATCTGTTTTTAAATCAATATTGTCCATTGGTTCTTTTGTAACTGGTACCAAAGGTTTCTTTTCCTCTGGCACAGGAGTCACATCAAAGATTTTTTCCATGTTCTTATCAAATGTATTCATAGTGTTTTATTTGTTTAATAACCGTAACCTGTTTTTAGTAAATTATAATAATACAATAACCATGCAGCATCATATTGGAATGGAAGAATCTTAACATCTCTCATCCACATTTGTGTGTTCTGGTTGCCGCCATTATAAGGATCATATTGTAGTCTTACTGGTGTACCACCATCAGAATCAAAAGGTGTTGCAGCACCGCTTGTTGAATATAATTCTCCATCAACATTGAATAACAAACTACCACCATTTTGAGTAACGGAAATATAATGCCATTGGTTTGTTGTTAATGGTGCACCAAGAGTTATTTTTTGGTCCATAACACCATATTTTACCAAATTGATTTGAGTGCCGCCAGCATCAACACGTAGTGCCCATCCTGAACTACCACTAGTTCTTGAAACTAAACTGATATCACCATTATTAAAATCTGCAAAAGCAAACCAACCTATAATTGTTAACCAAACTGAACCGTCAGCTGGCCAAGTTGTATCATTAGCTTGCGCTGAGTTATTATAGAAATTATACCAATTAGCATTTCCTGAAGCATTATTGTTTAATCCCATACTGTGATTATATCCAGAAATATCAGGCACAGTTCCTGGATCACCAGATGACCATGCACCCATTTCAAAATCAGCTTCACCCACAAAAAGACTTGTAGGTGCAACTGTTGGAACGTAAAGAGATTGAGTTGAACTTCTAAGTTTTAATCCACCAGTAACTTTTAAACCACCTGTAATTTTTGTCATTTTATTTTCCTTTTATTATGGTACCGCTGGATAGTTAGTTGATTTGGCATAACTAGCAGTAATTTTTGGCATTTTTAATACTCAGTAATTGTTGTTGTGTAAGTATACAAATCATTTGCATTTGCTGTTGGTGGATTTGGCTCAATTACAATCTCTGCCATCTTCTGTGAAGTGACACCATCTAAATTATATCCAACAAAAGTGTAACTTGCATTGTTATTAATACTATAAATTGGTTGTGATGAGATAAAGTTACCATTAATATTTGTTAGTTTTAATATATTGTTATTCCAAGAAATAACTTTGCCTGTTGCAACTGCATTATTATATGTGAAACCTTGATATACTGTTTCACCAATTTGATATGTTCCAATACCTGGTGTATCCATATCAAATGCAACAATATCATCTGGACCAATATCATTCAATATATTTGTGATAGAAGTTCTAATAACTCCTGTAGAAGATGTTTTACCAAATATAAAACCTTTGACTGTGAAGTTGAGTGTCCAAATAATCATTCTGGTTTGTTGGTCTCTATCACCTTCATAAAGTATTTCGTGTTGTGTGTTATTTAGAATTACTGGTATTTCTTTAACAATTCCCATTTCGGGAATCAAATTAAGTTTGATTGTATAATCTGGTGTGAAATATGGAATAATATGTTCCAACACCTGTGTTGCATCTTCAATGTTTCTTACATACAGATATAAAGAAAAATCAAAATTGTAAGGCACAGGATTGTATTGAGCCACAACACCTGTTGCAGTCTGCGCAAAGTTTTTAATATTTGTATTTTGTTTTCTACTTGAATCATAAGATAAACCTGTCATCTCAAAAGATAATCTTGGTAATGCCACTTGAACTTTTTTATCTAAATTCAAGTCATCTTCCAAACGCATTACATATCGTTCTTTAGTGGCATAGGCAATTGGTATCAGAAAACGTTCTGCTTCTGATGCATCAGGATTATATTTGACTAGATTAATTTCGTTGAACAGGTTACCAAAACCAACAACTATTTTACGAATGACACGGTTATATTGTGGTGTTGACATTAGATTTTTCCAAACGGATTAATTTCTGTGAAATCGGTAATATTGTTTGCCTGATTTTCAATATACAAGTTATCATAGGTTTCATTTCTTGTAGAATCTTTTAATGGGTCAAAAGAAACTAATGTGTGCCTTGCATTACTTACAGCACCAATAATTATATTATTACTAATGAATTCACCAGCAATATTAGTAACACTTAGTGTATTTGATGTATTGCTCCAATGTTGGACAATAGCCACGACTGTTGCATTGGCCTGTGTACTGTCTGGTGCTTGGTATACGATTTCTTTTTGTATGTAGTTGTTTGCACCATTTGCAACATTCAAATCTATTGTATAACCAGATTGAGTAACTGCATCATCAATGTCTTCAACACCAGTATCGATAACCTCTTGTGAATACTTGAATTTCTCAAGTTCTAATTCATAGAAGAATGGAATCTTACGACCTAAAGTAAAGAAATCTTTTGTTTGATTCACAAATTTAATTTCAAATAATTCACCTGTACCATTTAAGAATGGTACATAAACCAAGTCACCTTCTCTTGGTCTAGTGAATGTATTTTGTGGAACTCTTTGTGAGAATGACCTTTTTGATAAGATAACTGTAGCATTGTTTTTAATTTCAAGTCCAAACTTAGAAAAGAATTCTCTTTCTCCGGAATATTCTAATGAACTAGATAAGTAGAATTCAACAGGAAATGCTGAATTGAATTTCTTAACTGGATCCTCACCATACAAAATGTCTCTATCTTCTGGATTAAAAATAGGAAGATAATAAGCATCAAAACCCATAATCTTTATGGATTCCACGATGAGGTCTTCTACAACCCTTTGTTCAGCCTGAGAGTTGTAATTATTAAAATATACGGATGTTGCCATCTTAGTTCATCATCCATTCCAATGGTCCACCGTAATTGGTAATCATATCTTCTTCAAGTCTTTTCTTTTCTGCCATGGCTTCATCAAAGATTATGTTACCATTTAATTGTACACCGCCTGGTAATTGAATACCAGCGAACTTTTTAAGATTGGAACCCCATTGGATTTTAATTAATGTGGTAGCATACTCTTTTAACCAACGGTCATTCCATACACGACCATATGTTTCTGGATCTATAATAGCATAACATTCGGCAATAACATGAGTACCGACTGGTGCTTCTGATGCACCCCAAGCCCAATCAATGTAGAGTCTCTGCATATTGCGCACAAAACGAATTGGAACCTCACCAGAGAACATAATCTCTAGTGAACTAAGGTGTTGTTGTGTTAAGGTATAATTGATGTAGGACGCAGAGGTGAAGTCATACAACTCATTCAGACGGAGTTGGTATCTCAGGTCAAACATATTGACTGATGATTGTGAATCGGTAACTGGAAAGATACGGGTAATACCAGTAATTTCTAAAGCATTATTTGATGAATCTGTAGCTTGTGAAATGTCTAGGTATCTGTTATCAATATCTGTCTGGTCTATTGATTTAATATAATAGACTTTTTGTAAACCATCAAAATGGTAGTCTTGATAATACAACAAAGCGTCATCAATCCTGTCTTCCACCTGGTCATCATCAATATTGATTTCGATTACAGGAAATCCTAGTCTGCGGAGACAATAATCTTTAAATTCTGTTCTTGTGGTTGTTGTGGACATTTATCTTTACCCATAGTTTTATCCATTATTTATATTCGTAATATACCAGGTATCCTAGGTCCATCTTTGACAGCAACTAACCATGCTGTGGTGACACAAACATTCAAATTTCTCAACCATTCGTTTGGAAAATGTGTGTCTCTACGGAATTCCATAAAACGTATGTCTTTATTATCAATAAAGTTGGCCAAATAAGAATCGGTATAATATAAGAAACTATTTTCATTCCAGTAAGATACATGGGTTGGGTCCTGAAAGGCACCTCGACCATCGGTACTAGGTACTTCTATGAAAGCCCAACCACCATGTGCCAAAACTCTGTGAATTTCTGACATAATTTTTGTCTTATCATGTAAGTGTTCTATGATATGACTGGCGTTTAAGACAAAAACAGAGTTATCATCTAAAGGAATACCATTATTCAGGTCATAAACCATATCTGAACCTTCTCTGAGGTCAACTGTATAGTATCCTGGATATGAATTTAATCCACCACCTATGTCAACACACAGTAGACCTCTATCTCTGGCTTCTTTTTCAGCCAAAATACGAATGTTCTGGTTGAATAGTTCTTTAGTTTTTACCTGAATCTCTGCATTTTTACTGTTTAGAGATGTATTTTTTCCTGTGATTCTGTAAATATACAGAACTTTTGGTATGTGTACCATCTTAGAATTCAAATAAGTTCTGATACACAGGTCATGGTCATCACAATATTCTAAGTTTTTATTATGACCACCTAGTTTATGATATACACTTGCTCGCCATGCTCTAACATGGTCTGGTGCAAACCAAATAATTCCCAATGCATGACTGGAAGGATCCCAACTGTGCATTGCGGTTAGTTCTTTTCCTTTCCAGTTATATGTTCTGTGTGTCCAACCATAACTATCATCATACGGAATAAAGTTATCTTCCATATGTAAAATAGCATTATCACTATAAGCAAAACCCACAGACTCATCTTGGAAAGCAGTATACAATTCTTGTAAACAATCTGGTGTTAACATATCATCGTGGTCTGCTTCAACCAAAATGTCACCTGTACCTAAACTGAAGGCAGAATTTTTGATGTGACCAATAAAGTTATTGTTTTCTTCTGTTCGGTATACAACAACCTTTGGATCAGTTTTAATAAAATCTGGTATATTTTCTGGTGAACAATTATTATTTAAATATAAAATCCATTCCCAATTATCATAGGTTTGTTCTTTAATACTTTGGTACAATTCAATTAAATAAGGAACATTATTATAATCATGTTCTGCTGTAATTATACTAAATTTTAAATTGTCAATTGTTATTTCATTACTAAAAGTAAATTTCATATATTTCAATCAAAGAAAAATAACTGTATCAATCTTCCACTTTCTTTTGAGTTACCAAAATAATTGCCAGCAGAATGTATTTGTTGAGCATCCATAATCACCAAACGATTATATACATTCGCTATATCATCAACAACATCAAACTTAGTTGAATCATAATGACCACCAATAAATGATTGTGAAATATTTACATCACTGCCATGAATGGCATTATTAATTTTTGATTTGTGTGTTCTTGTTCCACTTTGAAGTGGTGCATTTGGTGTCAGGTATATCATAGCAGCCCATTTTTGTAAATCACAATGATATACTTGTGGGTCTTCCGCTGTTGTTATTTGAAAACAACCATTGTTTGAACCTTCATTTGGAAAAGATTTAATTTTTTCTCCAATAAGAGTTTCAAAAACTTCTTTGATGCCATCTTGTTGGTAGTTTTTAACTGACCTTAAACCTTTATAGAATTTTAAATTTGGTTGGTATTCTACAGATAAAGCAAATTGTCTAACTTCATCTACATTAATATAAAAATCATCAATTACAATAATACTTCTTTTCATAATCAGCTCCACTTAGGTCCATCTATCCAAGCTGCGATGCTATATCTTGTTCCTTTTGTTATTAGATTTGCTCGGTGATAAACAAAAGAAGGTATGAAGATAACAGTTCCTTGTTGCCTTATATCTTCAGCATTTGGATACTCACACACATCAAAAATTTCAAATTCACCACCTTCATAATCAT